CCAAGGCTGGATCGCCTTGTCCTTGTAGTGGGTGCCACCGACCTGCTGCGCGTTGGCGATGGCGTTAAACGGCTCTTCCTCTTCTGGGGTTGCTTCCATTTCTTGCTCCTTAGATAATTTGATCAATCACGTTCAACTTGCGCAGCACCTTACCCAGCACGTTGTGGTCCAGTGATGCCCTAATGGTCAGCAAGTAGATCAGCGGCCTGAATGACTGCTTGCTGATGTTCTCGATGCGGCTACTGGCCTGCTCCAATGCGGAGGTCTGCCAGGTGGCCTCAACGAAAACTACTGTGTCGGCCGCGGAGAGGTCCACCCCCTCCGACATGGCCGCGATGTTGCCGATGACTACCAGGCGCTTACCAGCCTGGAACTCGTCGATGTACGTGTCGCGCTGCTTGCGTGGCGTGTCGCCCGTGATGGTCGCAGGCTTGTGCTTCTTGAGCGCATCGGTCAGCTGCGCCGCGACGTCCTTGTGGTGAACGAACACGACGACCTGCTCGTTGGACTCCAGCAGGTTCTCGATGAACTCTGTGGCCGGCTTGACCTTGCGCAGACCCGCCTCTTTCATCACCTCGGCCAGGCCCTCAAACGCCATTAGCGCGTTGGGGTTCTCAACCAGCGCATCGGCGTCGAACAGCTGCTCGCGCTTGTCTACTGGCAGGTCGAACGTGATGAGCGAGACCTGCGGCTCGTTGTAGTCTGTGAAGACGTCCTCCTTGCGGCGCCTTAAAACGTGCGGCTGCATGAGCGCCTTCAGCTCCGGCAGGTTGGATGACCCAGACACGTCTAGGCCCCACGGCGCTTTCCACATGCGGGCGTAGCGTGTGGCGAACTCGTAGTAGCCATTGCGGTAGATGCCAAGGCCGTTAAGCAGTGGCCACAGCTCAATAGGTCTGTTGGGTATTGGCGTGCCAGACAGGGCGTAGACGCGCTCGATCTCGCGCATCATGGCCATGCAGGTCTTGGTGCGGACGGCGTCAGGGCTTTTGATTCGGTGGCTCTCGTCCAGGACCAGCGTGCAGAACTTGTTGTAGATGGTCGGCGTGACGTGCTGCACGACGTCGTAGTTGATGATTACAACATCGCACCTAGCGATTGCCTGCGCCTCTTTCTTGCCGTTGATGACCGTCACTTTCAGCTTTGGGTTGATCGTGCTGAACGCACGCTGCCACACGGTCTTGGCGATGGACGGGCAGACAATGATTGCAGGCAGGTGCATAGCCGCAGCGGCCGCCGTGGGCAGGGTCTTACCAACGCGCGGCTGGTCTGCCAAGATGGCGCGCTTCTTGTCAAGCAAGAATTTTTTACTGACCTCCTGGTGCGCCAACAGCTTCATGTTTTCCTCGTTTCGACGTTTTGAACTTGGATTAAATGTAGCACAGTTTTAAATTGTTTAAAAGTATGTTACATTTGAGTCGTCGCAAATTTGATTGCGGCATCAAAACGATCAAAACGTCAAAACGAAAGGAAACGACTATGACTACACGCGTTGTAACTGGAAAGGTCCGGTTCTCTTACTGCTACGTGGGCGCTGCGCGTCACAATGAGATGAACGGTAAGGATGAGTTCAGCACCCAAATACTGGTGAGTAAGGACGACAAAGAAACCGTCGCAGCGTTGAAGGCCGCGGCAAAGGTGGCGCTGAACGAAAAGTTTGGCGAGAAGATTCCGCCCAAGATTCGCAACCCGCTGCGCGACGGAGACACAGAGACCAAGTCTGATGGCTCGCCATTGGGTGCCGAGTACCAGAACCACTACTTCCTGACGGTCAAGTCAATGAAGCGTCCAGGCATCATCGACGCTCATGGTGTGGAGCTGCTGGGTGCTGACGACGTCGCGTCCGGTGACTACGGCCGCGTGTCTTTGAACGCGTTTGCGTATGACACTAGCGGCAACCGCGGCGTGTCCTTTGGCCTGAACAACCTCCAGCTGCTGGAGAAGGGTAAGGGCCTCGGCGGTGGACGCTCATCAGCGTTCGACGACTTCGGCGTGGCAGTAAAGCCCGCCGCAGCTGAAGCAACGACGGCAGATGATGACACCTGGTAAGCGTGTGCTGGTGGCCACCACGACCTCGCCAGAGATGGTGCAGGCCGTGGACGGCCTTGCGAGACAACTCAGGATGTCAAGGTCTGCGCTGCTGCGGCTTGCAATAGAGCGGCTTCTGGCGTCTCCGCCGGAGCTGTCAAACGCTCCAAGGCTTCTTCAAGCGCCAGCACAGAGTCATACAGCGGCCTGACGCGACCCCTGCGCCACCGGCTCACCTGGGCCGGGTGGACGCCAGCCTCGGCGCACAATGCCGTCATGGTGATGCCCTGGCCCTTGGCCCGTAAAATGATCTTGTCTACTGGATTCATGGGGCAATTTTAACAAAGTTGACAAAAAACTACGGTCTTTATTTTGCTATTTACAACATCCGATTAAGTCAGTAATATCTGTTTGTGGTTCCGCCACGCACTGCGATGAGAAAAATCAAACAACCCAAACTACCGGAGAACAAAATGGACATTGAGCAATACAAGCAGGCGCTCCAAGCGCACGACTGGACCTTTGAGTGGTCCGACGACCACAACGTATGGACGCGCGGCACCGTGCAGCGCCAGCTGCTGAACGCGGCTCAGAAGGCGCTTGATAAGGACTGCGCCATCTGGAACAGCCTGTGTCACCAGGACTACAAGCGGGAGGTGAGCAATGCGTAAGTACCACCGAACCATGCATGAGGCGTTCCCGCACGGGGCTGATTACGGCTGCAGCGTATACGCCGTCAAGCGCAACCTGGTCAAGACCATCGCCTCGGTGGCCGGCTGGATGGCCATGTTCGCCGCGATGCTGGCCCTGATGCTGGCGTACTTCGACGTCTTGATGCCATGAGGTTCGGATCAGTTTGCAGCGGCATTGAGGCCGCGAGCGTGGCGTGGCACCCACTAGGCTGGAAAGCCGCGTGGCTGTCAGAGATAGAGCCGTTCCCGTCTGCGGTGCTTGCGCACCACTACCCAGACGTGCCAAACCTTGGCGACATGACTGCGTTGCCAGAGCGCATTGCGTCTGGCGAGGTTGAGGCACCAGACCTGTTTTGCGGCGGCACGCCGTGCCAAGCGTTTAGCGTGGCCGGTCTGCGTAGATCGCTCGACGACGACCGAGGTAACCTTTCACTAACTTTCTGTGAGATAGCAAATGCAATTGATACACGACGACAGGACGCTGGACTTGTTCCAGCCATCATCTTCTGGGAGAACGTCCCAGGAGTCCTCAACACCAAGGACAACGCCTTTGGATGCTTTCTTGGAGCGCTTGCCGGTGAAGATGAGCCGCTCATCGCGCCAGGGGGTAGATGGTCGAACGCTGGTTGTGTGTATGGTCCCCAAAGAGCAGTCGCATGGCGGGTCCTTGACGCCCAATACTTCGGAGTGGCCCAACGCCGCCGCCGTGTGTTCGTTGTCGCAAGTGCTAGAGACGACTTCGATCCCGCAGCGGTTCTTTTTGAGTCCGAGGGCGTGCGCAGGGATACTGCGCCGAGCAGAGAAGAGGGGGAAGTCACTCCCACCCTTACTAAAGAATGCACTGGAGTCAGTCGTACAGGACACAACGAAGATGGATGGTATGTGACAGCGCCGAGACTGACTGGCATGCATCAAACGGTTGGCGCGCTTTGCGCTGACTCCCACCCCGGCGCGTACAGTGGGCAAGATGCCTACACTGGACGTCTAATTCCAGCAGTGGCGCAGCCAATAACCTTTGGCGCACAAATGTCGGCGCCACAAACTGATGTTGATTTGGTGCAGACACTGCAAGCAAAGAATCCTATGGCGGTGGCGCAGTCCATGGCAGTCCGCCGCCTAACGCCTATTGAGTGCGAGCGCCTACAGGGATTCCCTGACGGGTACACAAACATCCCATGGCGCAAGGCCGATGAGTCACCAGACGGACCACGCTACAAGGCGCTTGGAAATTCATGGGCCGTGCCAGTGGTGCGGTGGATTGGAAAGCGGATACAGAAACAAGGAGAGAACCATGTCAAGAGTTAAAGAATCATCTGACCTGCGCGAGCAGGCCTTAGAGGCCGCCGCAGAGACCATCGCCATGCGTAACGTACAGCTGCGCTCATTCATCCTGCGGTTGCTGGACCCCGACGACTTCGGCCACAGCATCAGCCAGGAGGTCCGAGACGCTGCGCAGCAGTTGCTACTGGGGGCAAAGGATTGAGCGCTATATTAAAACGCGCCATGGCCCTTCTAGATGGAACCAGGACGGTCGCAGAGGTCGCGGCCATGGCCCACTGCACAGTGAATAACTTATCCGATCAACTCAAGCGTAAACACGCCGACGGGCTGATCCATATCGCCGCGTGGAAGACGACCAAGGGTAGAAACGCGCGGTGCTATATGGCCGGCCCAGGTGATGACGCGCCGCGCCCGCCGCAGACTAAAAACACCGAGCGGTGGCGCAGCTTCATGGACCGCATGAGCGCGTATGAGCGCGAGATTTATATGGAACGCAGACGAACCGCAGCGCGCAAGGTCAAGACCGACCCGCTGGTGAAACAGTTTTTTGGGGGAGAGAAATGAAAATTGATGTAGACCAGCAGGCTTTGTTAGACCTGCTGTCAATCACGCAGCGAACTATTGACGGTGGCGAGGCTTACATGTTTTTCGCAGAAGACTACACCAAGCAGCAGCTTGAT